GAAGATCGGAGAGACAGACCCGACGAACGGTGCCCACAGCGTCCTGAACGCCGCGTTCCAACTCACCGCCTCGCCGGCAGCGGGCGTGTCCGTCGGCAGCAGGAGGGCGGTGTCGAGAGATCGTGTTGTCATCCTGAGACGCCCGTCTCATCCATGGAAATAAATCGCGAAGTTCTTCGCGTCCGCCGCCGGTGCCGTGATGAATTGCACCGAAGCACCCGCCGCCGCCAAGACGAAATCGCTGCCCGGCTCCTGATCGACGCCATCCAAATTCACCTTGAGCTGCGAGGCGTCGCCGGCAGGGACGACGGGGCTGAAGGTAAGCGCGTCGAGCATCGGGAAGACGGTGGTGACGCCGTCGAAGACGAACTTCTTCAGCTTCTGCACGGTGATCAGGCCAGCCGGGGCAAGGTCGCTCGGGTCCTTGAGGACGTCGATCGCCACCATCGCCCCGGCCGGAAGAGGCGTGGCGATCGTCACCGTCGAGGTCGCTCTATCCACCGTGTAATCCCCGGTGACGAACACCCCGGCAGAGGGCGTCAGCCGGACGCCGTTGACATGCGCGATCACGCCTTGCTGCTTCGCCGCATTGAGCGTGACGTTGACACCGAAGAGGTCGTTCACCGTGAGCGGGAACGAAGTCTGATTGGCGCTGGCCGAATAGAAAAGGCTGTTGGTCGCCGCCGGCATCGGAGTCGAGAACGGCTGCCACGAGCTGCCGTTCCAAACATACATGATGTTGTCCTCGACGTCGAAATAGATGCTGCCCGGCTGGAGCGGCTCGCCATTCGGCTGGCTCTCGGGCGGCTGCGAGGACGGGCCGTAGTAATAGCGATAAAGCATCCCGCCTACCGCAGTCGCGGCTTGATTTGCCCACCAGCGGGAAGACCAATGATCTCCAGTAACGGCATTGGTGGCGAGAATATTTCCGGGGATGGTATCCGGCATGTGCTCGGCCCAATGCATCGAAACATCCGCCCAGTTCTCGGAGGCCTCGGCAGTGAGGGTCACGACGTTCGAGGCCAGCCCCGCGGTGGCGAGGGTGCGCTCGGCGGCAGCCGCGAGCGGCTCGACGCGGGAGTGGAGATCCGAGTGGAGGCTGACCACCTGGCCGACCAAGGACAGGGAGTGCGAGAACTCTCTCGCGGACTGGGCAGCGAAGGTCCGGGCCTCTACCAACCTCTCCTCGATCTCCCGCTTGCGCTGCTCGACCTCCGCCAGGACCTGCTCGGCAGCCGCACGCTCCTTGCGGGCCTCCTCGAGAATGCCCCTGATCAAATCTTCGTGAAGATCCCGCGGGAAGGAGTCGAGAGTGAGCAGATCATGGTTGAGCTTGCCGTCCGAGCGAAGGAGCTTTTCGATACGGGTTTCAAGGACCTGGATGGCGTTGGCGTGGTTGGCGAATTGAGAGTCGAGGCGATCGGCGGGAAGACGATCGCTGGGATGATCGTTGGCCCAGTTCGCAAAAGAAATGATCTGCTCGACGCCCATCCAGTGGTGCCCCCGCTCGAGGAGTGGATGGGAGACCTTCTTACGCCTCTTGCGCCGACTCCGATAGCGGACTTCCGCGCATCACGACGTCCCAGGCGTCGCCGCGCCAGGACCGCTCGCCGTCCTGCTTCTCGAAGTCCTGCGCCATCAGCCGAGCCTCGACCGCTTGCCGGGCGCGGGCCAGGGACGTGGGACCGAAGCTGAAATCCTTGCCGATCCGGCCGTACCAGTCGCGCCCGACCCGCATCGCCCAGCCGGCAGCATCACGCGACAGGCCGGGACGGGTCAGCTTCTGCGTGATCTCGTTGCACGCCACCCACTCGAAGCTCTCTCCCCCCTCAAGCAACCAACTAAGTCGTTGATTTCGTTGAGAATGACTTCCCAAATTTTGCCCGTTAGGCAGGGAAGTGCCGGAAGCAGGATCAACCCCCCTCAAGCGCATGTTCTCCGCACGCTTGCGGCAACGTTCCGAACAATAGGTCTTCCCACGCCAGGGCGTGAACTGCCTACCGCAGCTCGAGCAAGCGATCGTTTTCATCGGGGCCATCCGCGAAAGCTAGCATTCCCAGGCGAAAGCGCAAAACCCGAAGTTAATAAAAATCGAATTTTTGGCTGTCGTGGTACCAACGCCTCCGCGCGCGCCGGCCGAGGGGGCCAGGGGGCCGACCCCAGGTGGCGGGCCGCGGCCTTGCCCGCCCCGCGCGAGTACTGCCATACAAGATACTACCATACAAGATACAAGGGCTGAATTCCGCCATTCCTCTATGGGTCGCAGCACACCCTAGAGTCGACTACTGCCTTAGTAAGGTAGTGGTCGCTAGCCTAAGTCGCTGATAACGTTAGAGGATTAGGATGCGCTCGAGTCCTGGTCACCACCTGGTCACCACCTGGTCACCACCAGGCTACAGGAGTCGGTAAACGGCCTTGCCGCGGGGTGACGCCAGGCGAGCGAGTCGCGCTATCTCGTGCTCGAGCTCGGCAGCACTCATTTCCCCTAGTGGACTCTCACTTCCTGCACGCTTTTCAACTTGTAAGCGTCCGATTTCACCTAGCAACTCGAGAAGCGTTCTAGCCGCCGCTGCCCGTGCTGCGGCGGGCGCCGAAATATCGCTTGCAACACTTCGTAATGTAGCAATTGCAACGCTTTTCAGATCAATTTCTGACACGCTAATCGGCGTCCAAATGCCAAGAGTCCTTCCCCCGGAACCGACTCCACCGTCCCACGAGCTGCAAAGGCGATAGTGGCAAGTGCCTGCCTTGCCGCCGTGGCATTGACGAGTCGAATATTCGGATTTCGCTGGCGTGCTTTCCGCACCGCTACAGCAAGGCCGCGGTGCGAAGGACAACACGAAACGCTTTGCACCGCGTCGCGCTTGCACCGTTCGCCCGTGCATTTCGCGATGGCGCGACATTGCCGCCGTCCGCTGCCGGGCGAGAAATCACCAAAGCCGGTTCGCTTTGCCCATGTCGCAGCGTGCATCCCTGGACCAGCGCCTTTCGGATATGGTCGGAACGGTGCTCGCCATTTCGGCCGTGCTCGCATTCCCCACGAATAACCGACTCGAGCCTACCGATGCAAACGGCATTTGCCGAAGCATAGGGCGCCCGTAGACACGAAAAAGCCGGTAGGGGGTATCACCCTACCGGCTTTTTGGTTTCTCGCGCCTACGGGCGCCCTGTTAGCTTTCCGTCGCCCATATGATCAGGAATAGCAAAGCAAGAATGATACCGCCCATGGTATCATTCTACCTTTTCAGGGATGCGCACCGCCTTTCCGTCGATCCAAGCGTAGTTGACTGGATCGGTCGACTCCACCGCGCGGTGCGCGGTAGTAAGAGTCCAATAACGATACTTATCCGCCGCACATGCCGCGGCTTCATCCTCAGTAGCAAAGCGCAAAGCGTTATCGTACCAGCGCTCACCTTCGCCTTTTACCTGAACTTCCGGTTTCCAGCTCATAGCTATTCGTCCTTCTCCGTAGTGTCGGGCAAAGCATCCGCCAAATCGCGGACAGCCTCCGCCAAATCGCCTTGTTCCCAACAAGCGACAACTTGCCGCGCCAGTAAGACAAGTTCCCAGTAGCCGGCTTCCCAATCGATACCTTCATCAGACATAGTGTTTCCCCTTTCAATGGGAGAGAGTGTAAAGGATATCGCCACACGCTAGCGCGCCAAAGCATATGACGTACCAGGATGCGAGCACATAGAAAGCTTTCATGCTATTTTCCCCTTGTTGCGCACTACGAAACCGCTGGTGTCGCGCTTTGCCTTAAGGCCTTTCGGCAGTAGACCGATAACCGTTCCCTGGCGTCCGCGCGGATCCAGCTGGCGTAGATCGTGCTTATCGCCATCTATCACCCTGAAACCATGCCAGCGCTTAGGAACGGACTCGAAAACGACCGCAACGTTGACGCCGCGGTTCAAGAGCGCGACGCATTCCAACTCGTTCGTCTCGGAGCGTGAAAACGTCAGGTGAAGATTTGCTGGCAACGCTTTGTCGAACCGCCGCGGATTTTTCGTGTAGTCGACAAAATCCACATCAGGAAAAGTGTCGTAAACGCTAAGGCCGTTATAGCGCACCGACTCCCACGCTATATCGGTAGAACCGTTCATACGGACGCAAAGCTTTAGATCCATTTGGTTCGCTCTATGCACGAGCAACTCAATAGAACGAACAACGTCTCTCAAATAGGCCTGGCGTTCCCGCATGAACCGACGCGCTTTATCAGCGCGCGACTTACGGACGCTATTCCCCTCCAAGTCCGAGTCGTCTTTCACCATAGCAGCCTGTCCCGAATAGAGTCCGAGACAAAGCGCAATGCAGCCGGCCGAAGCATGAGGACACAAATTACCGGCACCAGCCGTGCGGTGCGGCGCCATGTAGTGAATCCCGTTAAGGTATCCAAAGCTTTGCGCTTTGACAGCCTTAGCTGAGTCAACGGAAAAGATTCGATTTTGCATCACAACACCTTTTTTACAACGCGACTATCCCGATAACCCGCCGCGCGAATAGCGCCACGCGCTGACGAAATAGCCATGTCAATTCGCTTTAACGTTTGCCGACTACCCGCCGCTACCAACAAAGCCCGCGCATCAAGCAAATGCGCAAGCGCGACCATGGCGAGACGTTCCTTCGAACCCATGTCGGGAACCTTGTTCACCCACGATCCACAACAAGCGCATTGCCATTGCTGATAATCCTCGGACTCGGGAACCAACAATTCAGCGCAAAAGGGACACAAGCGTAAACGCGCCATCACAACACCTTCACAATGCAGCCGTCTTTCACGACCGCGCGACAATACCAGCGATGCGGTGCAGGATAGTGTGGCCCTTCAAGCGTAATCGTGCCGTTTTGCGGTTCATTCCCACCAAATGGTCCAGGCTGATGATAGGTAACCGGCGGGCCCGCTAGAACGTTAGCTGACGCTACCGCATGTTTTAGCGCGGCTTTGGTTTTAAAGTTACGATCAGTATACACAGCGTTACACTCCGATCGGACGGTAAGACCGTGAAATGCAGAACGAAAACGTCAATCTGCCGATTTTAACGAAGCGAATACCGCCGACTCGGCGATAATCGGCATTGATGACGCTTCGGGCGAAAGCGTGATAACGATCTAGATAGTGTCTCATTTTCAAGTCCTCGATTAGGGTTCGCTAGATGCGACCCGCCCTAAATGGACTCAAATTCAAGTCACGTCAAGCCCCCCTCGCTAAATTATTTCGGGCAAGGCCTGCCGGCCGGCCGGACAGCTCGAACCAAGCGCAACGGCGGAAACGCTAAGGAAAAGCGCGCGGCTGCGCGGCTGCGCGGCTGCGCCCCCGTGGGGTCAAAAATCCCCTAATATATCAATCGAAGTTGGCATGGTTTTGGACCCAAACGATTTTGGATTTCGCCTTGGGCAAACCCGGCAGGGACAGATCAAAACCCGCTAATACGGGAGCCGGAGTTGGAATGGTTTCGAAGCCAAACGGTTTTGAAACTCACCTTCCGAGGCCGAACCAGACCTCCTGGTCCTCCGGCGAGCCAAGACGATGGTGACGCACCTCGATCCCCGGTTTTTTATGAGCGCGGCAGCGACGATTGATCCAGTGATGCTCGAGCGTCTCCTCCACAGCCCAGAAGTCGAACAGCTCTCCGCACCAGGCGCAGTGCGACACCACGCGCCGCAGGATCGTTGTCCGGCCATCCCTGGTCTCGTGCTCCAGCGTCTCGTCCGTAACCTCGTAGACCTGCTTCCCGTTCGTGATCAATTTTGTCTGGCCAGGCATGGGTGTAATCTCCAGTTGTTTTTGTCAAAACTTGTGACGCGACTACAGGGGGGGACCCCGTACCCGTTCTACGGGGTCCCTGTGGTGCGTCGATTTTCGTCTATGTGGTGCACTGTGGTGCGTCTTGTAAGTTATTGATTTTGTTACTCATTTTTTTACCTACCGTTACACCCACAACCGCTTTCTGCACCACAGTGCACCACATCACTGTGGTGCACCTCAATTTAAATCCTCATCTTCGTCATTTTCCGCGGTTTCTGGTAGCTCTGACCTCAGAACCACTACGGTGCAATACGGTCTTCCTCGCTTAGGTTTTTGCACTGTGGTGTCAACGCAGCCGTGTTGCGCTAATTCTTTGATAAATCTATCCGTGTTTTTTATGCTCGTTTCCAAGATCTCGTGGGCGTAGCGCCAGCCACGTCCCGGTGTGCTCTGCACGGCCCTTTCCGTCTGCCGGATTTCCACGGCGCATGCTGCCAACCTCGCCAACGCCTCTCGTAATGCTGCCCTCTGCATCGCCTGGCCGCTGACCAGGATCGGCACCAGCGCCGGTGCCGCTTCCATCCCCTTCTCCCCCGTCCTCCGATCGACCACCGCGATCAATGCAGTCTCGAGCCTGAACCACCTGACCTCGCCCAACGCACCGTAGCTGCTCTTCACCTGGGTCAGCTTCATGTGCCGCTTGGCTTCGTCGCCCAGCCCGTACTTCTCGCTCTCCACCTTGCTCGGCTTCTCCACGAACAAGACGTTCCTTGCCGATGCCGTCAGCGTCGAGCCGCCTCTCAGCGACTCGAGCGTCGCCTCTGCTTCGACCCCTTTCGCGCCCGGCGCCCCTTTCCTGAAATGATGCACCACAGCCACTGCTGCCCCCGTCTTCGCCGCCAGCGCCTTCAGCAGGTTCATGGTCTGCTGGAATTCTAAATTCGTCTCCTCCGACACCAAGGCCGCGGCCAGCGTGTCGACCACGATCAGGGCCAGCCCCCCTCCCCTGGCCAGATCCTCCAATGCCGCGACCTCTTGTCTGTTGGCGACGATCGCTCCGCTCTTGTTGCGCACCAGAAGCCGCCCTGTCCTGATCCACAGTTTGTGAGGGTATGGTCCTTTCAGGCCGTGCCGCTTCTCGATCGCATCGAACCTTTTCAGCACTTGCTTCGGCGCGTCTTCGTTGGCGAAGTAGACCACCGGCCCGCAGTAATCGATCGTAGCTAGCCCCGTCGGGCCAGCTACTCCCGCCGACAACGCCATTGCGAACTGCTCCATGAACAAGGACTTCATCGCCCCCGATGGCCCGCCCACCAGGGTCACCTCTCCGCGCTCGAAGCCCTCGATGATGATCTCCTGCCTGTCGTGTTCGAAGCTCGGGTCCCCGAGCACGGCATGTACGTCGATCCCGTCCTCCCGCTCATCGTCCATAGCCCCCTCGTCTCCCCCCTCCTCCCCATCCCCCAAAGGGCCTCGCCATCCCAGATCCAGCGCCTCCACGCCCATCTGCTCGCAGAGCCACAGCGCTGCCTCGGCTGGCCCGATCTCCGAGCCTTCCTCCCGCGGCCGCCATTCCTCCGGCAGCCACTCCATGACGAGGTCGATCGCGGTTCGCTTACCCTCCCGGTCGACCCCCTCGGTATCGAGGTCGCCCATGTCCCCGACTCCGAAATCCCTGATCCCGCCCGGGTGGATCGAGATGTCCTCCTCCAGCGGCCTCGACAGGTCCGCCGACTTCACCCGCCACGCCCCGGTGCCTGGCTCGAGGCTGGCTGGCGGGAACAGCTCCGACACCCATTTCGCCAACATCTCCGGCTTCAGCGCCAGGTCGTTGACCCGCCCGAAGAAGCTCTGCTTGTAGGACCACTGCTTGAAGGCCTCCGGCGAGCCTTCCGGCGGGGCTGGGTGGCTTGAGACCGGCTTTGCCGCAGATGCTGCCGGCATCGCAGCCAAGCGCGCCCGCAACGCCTCCAGCGTCCTTGGTGCCTCCCGCACCTCGAAAGGCGTCCCCGGCACATGCGTCCCGGTGATCGTGAAGTAGCGCCCCGAGGCGTACATCTCGACCTTGGCCGGACCGTTCTTGATCGCCGACGTTCCCGCGAGGTCGCCCCTCGCGAAGAGATGCACCCCGGTGCCCGACGGGGAGACCTCGGCGTAGGTCTCGGCCAGCTCGAGCACTTCGCGTGCCCACGCCTCGATCTCCCCGGTGACCGGGTTGCGGCAGCGGTCGAGGTCGATGCCGACGAGACGGTTATGCTGATGGAAGACGAAGCCGACGCCGGCGAGGTTGAGCCGGGTCGTCGCCGCGACGGCTTCCTCGTAGGAGGCGCCCATCTCGAGCCTGGTGAAGCCGCGGCCGTCGCCGGTGGCGACGCAGATCGGTTTCTTGTCCCACTTCAGCTTCACCCGGTCCCAACTGGCCCGCCAGCAGATCCACTGGGGGAGATCGAGGATGAACTTCGGAACGAAGAAGGGTTCTTCGAACGGGGGAAGGGGGGTTGGCGATTTGTCGAGCGGCATGGTACGAAACGTCTCCTCCTTTGTGGGCCTTGCTTTGGTCTGCGTGGGGGTCCTTGATAGGGAAAGCTCTGACTGCGCCGGGGGTCCCCATGGTCCCCGGCGCTTTCATGTCAAGTCTAGGCGCGAATCAGGCTTTACGCCTAGACGCCATAGCTAGTCTTGATGCCGCCCTCGGACGCTATGGGTAGGTCCGGACCCCAGGTGGGGGACTTCTCGACCTCGTGGCGGATCGACTCGGATCGGGTGCCCGCCGTCTCGAGCGGGACTTCCCAGATCAGCTCGTCGTGGATGGAGAGGACGAGGTCGCCGAGCTTCGCCGTGTCGATGCGGAGCGCTGCGTCGACCAGGCAATCCCTGGCGATGGCCTGGACGGCGTTCTCGACGAGCTTGCCGCCCCATGTCGGGATGGCCGCCCACTGATGGGTCTTCTGGTCGACGCCGTCATAGGTGAGCCTGCCGCCCTTGTGGTCGGACGGCTCGACGCGGCTGTGCCTGTAGAACAGTTCTCTGGCTGACGGCAGCTTCATGGCGAGCCTGACCTTGCCTTGCGCATCGAGACTGCTGGTGAACGACACCTTGCCGTTCGTGCAATCGACAGCCACCGGGTTGCCTGGCCAGAACAGGGACTGCCGCGCGGCCCTCTCGCAGGCGTACCAGAACGAGACGATCTCGGGGTTGGCCTCGCGCCATCCGTCGATCATCTGCTTGGCTTGCAGTTCGGTTAATTCAAGGTTGTTAGCGGCAGCCGTCTCGCGGAATTTGGTAGGGCCCATGCCGAAGCCCGCCGCCAGCACCACGACCTTGGCCGCCTGGCGCGTCGGCAGCCCGATGGCCTTCTGCATCAGGACGTAGATGTCGTCGCCACGTTCGAAGGCGCCGAGGACCTCTCGCTGCCCGGCGAGCCAGGCCAGCACCCGTGCCTCGATCTGCCGGAAGTCGTAGGTGACGAAGGTTCGTCCCGGGCCGGGGACGAGGCAGCTCCGTAAGGAGGCGGCGACCACGTCGAGCGGCGAGCCGTAGACCGCGTCGATGTACTCGCTCGCCAGGCCTTTGCGGATGGCCTGGATAGCCGACTTCAGCACCGTCGGGGGCAAGGTCGGTCGAGGCATGTTCTGCGGCTGGATGAGGCGCCCGGAGAAGCGTCCGGTGCGCGCCGCGCCATAGTACAGGATCTGCCCGCGGACGCGATCGTCGGGGCCTGCCGTGCGTTTCATGGCAACAAGCTTCCTGGTCGAGCTTTTCGCCGCTTCCTGGCGGATCTCGAGGACCTGCCTGACGTCGCCGAGGGCGGGGAGTTGCGGGCTGGCCAGAAGCTTCGCCACCTCGCCCTTGTCGAGTCCGTCTGTCGCGACGCCGCGGCTGGCCAGCCAGGCACCGAGCTTGGCGGTCTGCGACGACGGCGAGGTGACGGCACCGTTGGTCAGCCGCGCGCAGGCGGCATTGAGATCGGTAGTTGCTTCGCTGGCGACGCGGGTTAGCTCGTGGATCAGCGACGTGTCGAGGCTTATCCCACGGAGATTGGTTTCGTGATCGAGGGCGGATACCCGCCGCTCGCTTTCCGGCAGCGGCTTGATCATCCGGGCAATGCTTCGTTCGGCGACCACGTCCTGCACGCAATACGCCTCGAGCTTGGCGAGCTTGGCCGGGTCGTCGATATGCCACTTGCCGCCCTTGAGGCGCGGTCGCGCCATCTGCATCATCAGCCGCTGGCCGGCAGCATCCTTCTGTAGGGAGGCGGGCAGACCGAGGGCCTTGCCGGCTGCCGCAAGCGATGCCGGGAGGCCGGCGTAGAGCGCCTTCTGCATGGTGCAGGAGACTTGGTTCCAAGGGATGGTCAGGCCGTAGTGGTGAAAGAGAATCGACCACTCGAAGCTGGCGTTCCATGCCCTGAATCGGTGACCGGCGGCGAGGTGCGAAATTATTTCTTGCGGCAGCCCGGAGGGGCAAGCCACGCTCTGCACGGGCTCGTCGTCGATCGCCCAAGCCATGACAGTCACTACGAAATCGGGGCTGGAGGTGTATAGGTCTGCCCCAACTTGTTTCAGGTCGATCGTGTTGAATGTCTCAAAATCAAGTGATAAGATCGGCATAAGGGCTTGACCTCCGGCCAACGTCTGTTTATGTGACTGTAGCCGATGGCTTTAAATTGTGCTAGAGGAAATAGGGAGCGAGCCTACCGGAGAAGAGTTCCACAGGGGATCATCGACAGCGGCTGGATGGATGGAAAGACGGCGAGCGCCGGTTCCATCTGGCAAAAGCGGCAAGCGACCGAAGGCCAAGGAAGCTCCGCCAGATGGTAAGACAAGATTGGAAGTCGGCTTAGTGGCCTTGCGCCTATGCCGGCATCGAGTGGGTCCCGTCCACTCCTCTCCGGTAGACTCGTTTTTGAGAGGATATCGATGAAACACGCCTTTCTCACCGTGCGTAAGAAGCAGGAGACTGTCCCGCTGTGGAACTACCACCTCCTGCTGAAAATGCTCGGCACCGACGAGGAGATCATCACCCGCATCGGCCTGGCGGGGTACGACCCGCCGACGGCGAAGGCGATCAACGGTTGGCGGTTCCGGGGGCGGGTCCCCTCGCAGTGGACGCCGCTTCTGTTGAAGTGGGCTTTCGCGGATGGCGCCATCAAAAACCTCGACGAGCTGTTGATCCGCGACGAGGTGGTGCTGTGAGACTGCCCGTCGCGTCAGCCGAGCGAGGCCCGCGCCATGAGCTGGTTCTGGATCGGAGTCGCCACGCCATTTCTTGTAGCCGCACTGTTCTGGTTGATTTGGATACTCAGAGGCGCGCCGGGAGGATGGGGGCCATGAGCGACAACGCAACACTGGTGGAGCGGCTGAACGAGCGAAAAGCCTATTTCAGAGATGGCGGGCCGGATCATTGGCCTATGGCAGAGTTGTTGCGGAGTGCCGCCGCCCGCATCGCCGAGCTTGAGGCCGAGCTTGAAGTTTCCAAGGGCTTGGACAGGTCGCGAAACATCGAGGCACAGGAGATAACAGGCGAGTTTGTGCGTCTCCAAGCCGCCCGCATCGCCGAGCTTGAGGCCGAGCTGGCGACAATAGATGAAGCGGCGGTGCGTAACGGAGTGGCCCTGCAATATGAATCTCGTGAGGCGGAGCGGGAGCGCATGATCAAGTTGGGGCTGTCGTTCATCCTCGATCAGCAGGCCCGCGAGGATTTCATCCAGTTGGCTAGGAGTACCCCATGAGCGACCTTGAGCGCAGAAATGACTTCCGCGCCCGCATCGCCGAGCTCGAAGCCGAGCGGGAGGTATATATGGCAAGTAGTTTTGGGGCCAAGGACAAACGCATATCCGATCTTGAAGCCGCGCTATGCAGAATTGCGGACGAAACGGACAACGCACCGTATATCCAGCATATTGCCCGTGCTGCCCTCTCTCCAAAACAACGGCTCCCGAGAGACGAGCGGCTAGTGCTTGATCTGGATATTGCCGCCGCCCGCATCGCCGAGCTTGAGGCCGAGCGGGATAGTCTCAAGGCTGCGCTGAAAAACATCGCTCGACAGATGACAGTGGCCGAGCATGACGAGCGTCACCCCGAAGGTGGCGGCGATGTGGATCTCGCCTACGACACGATTATCGGTGTCGCCCGTGCCGCCCTCTCCTCCACCGCATCGGGGGACATCAGCCGTGGCGAGGCCCTTGCCTATCGCAGCGAGGACCACGGGCCGGGGAAAAAACCATGATCGTCCTTGGTATCGACCCTGGAAGCGTCTCGGCGGCTTGGGGGCTTCTCGGCCCCGGCGTTTGCCTCTGCGACGATGTCCCGGTCGCCGCCAACATGGTCAGCGCGGTGGGGCTTGCCGACATGGTTGCCGGCTCGGGCGCAGATATCGTCGTCATCGAGCGGGTCAACGCTTTCCCCAAGCAAGGCGTGTCATCCTCGTTTCGCTTTGGCATGGGCTTGGGGATCATTCATGGCGTTGTCGCGGCGTTGGGGTTCCGGATGGTCGAGGTGGCCCCCACCGTGTGGAAGCGACACTTTAAGCTCGGCCCCGACAAGGAGGATGCTCGCGCCCTCGCTCTCAAGCGACTTCCGGCAGCCGCCGGAAACCTGTCGAGGAAGAAAGACGCCGGCCGTGCTGAAGCGCTCCTCATGGCGTTGTGGTGGCAGGAGCAAAAGCTGTGACCGACGAAGAATTCATAACTTGCCCGAAGTGCCGGGCAATATCGGGCGATGATTGGTCGGGATGCGAAGGCAAGTGCCCGCTGCCGATGTCGCCGCATTACGACGTCGCCGTCGCTGACGAATATGCCGAGAATGAAGAGACACCCGGATGATCCGCGACGAAGCGACCGAAGTTGCCCGCGCATGGACGAGCGTCAAGGACGATTGGATCGTCCGCCGGAATAAAGCGCATGCCGTCCAGCAGTGGGAGGTTGTCCACGATTGGGGCGTCGACGCAGTCTCCGACGAAACACAGAAAGTCCTCCGGCGGTTCACGTTGCAGGACAGCGCGATAGCCTACGCCAACAAGTGCGAGGCCAAGGCGCGCGGCAACGCCGTGCTGCGGATGCTCCGGATAAGAGGCTACAAGCTGTGACCCCGCTCTATCCGTATCAGGCCAGCGCCATCGGCAAGATCGCGGCAGCCGACAAGCCGATGCTCAACGCTTTCGATCCGGGGCTAGGTAAGAGCCGCGTCGCGCTGTCGGTGCTCTACGCCAAGGGGTTTCGCCGGGTTCTGATCTTCTGCCCGAGTTCGGTTCTCCTCGTCTGGGAAGCCGAGGTCAGGAAGTGGTGGGGCGGTATGGACGTGACCATTGTCCGGCCAAGCAGCGCGATCCCGGCGAAGGAAGGCCTCTTCCTCGTTTCCTACGGCTTGGTCTCCGAGGCCAGCGGCGCCACCACGAAATTGCTCGAGAAGACTACGCCGTTCGACGCCTGCGTCATCGACGAAGTCCACTACCTGAAGAACCCGCGGGCTAATCGCTCGAAGCGCATCTTCGACCTGTTGAAGGCGGGCAAGCTCGGCTGGGTTCATCCGATGAGCGGAACGCCGGCACCGAATAACGCCAGCGAGCTATGGGGGATGCTCTACCACCTCCGTCCCGACACCATCGTTTCGCCCGTCAACGGCAAGCCGATGCGCGAGGGCGAGTTCGTTGCTCGCTACTGCACGGTCGACCAGTTCAAAGTTAACGGGGGAAGGCACTGGGTCACCCGTATCACCGGGAGCAAGAACAAGGACGAGCTGCGCGAACGCATCGCCCCGATGGTCCTGCGCGCCAGGAAGAAGGATGTCCTGCCGGATCTGCCGCCGCTCGACTTCGTGGTGCTGCCGGTCAAAGCGGAGATGCCTGAATCTTTTGACCGTCTCGGTCGGCTCGATCGGCTCGATGACGACGATGAACTGTTGGCCGAGCTTGCGTCGGGCGCTGCCAAGAGTGAGATCCAAGGACTTGGCCTCGCCAAGATCCCCGCGGTGGTCGAATGGATCGCCGACCTCTTAGACTCCGATCCCAAGCGCCGGCTCGTCGTCTGGGCGATGCACCACCGGGTCATCGACAGCTATGTCGGATTGCTGGCGCAGTACTCGCCGGTCAAGCTCGACGGCCGCGACAGTCTCGAGGCTCGCCGGGTTGCTATCGATCGTTTCATGACGAAGCAGGCCCGCGTCTTCATCGGGCAGATCCAGGCGGGCGGCACCGGGCTGACTCTTGTCTCGCTGACCGCCCCCTGCTCCGACGTGATCTTCGCCGAGTCGTCCTTTAGCTGGACCGACAACGTCCAGGCCGCCTGCCGCATCCATCGCATCGGGCAGATGGATGGCGTCCTCGCCCGCTACGCCTCGGCCGCGGGGACGCTCGACGATCGCATTCAGGAAATCCTTGCCAGGAAGTCGCGCGACTGGGTGGAGGTTTTCGGGTGACGTACAACGTCTCGGATGTCCCGCAGGAAGTCCTTCATCTGTTCGAAATCCTGACCTTCAAGGTCATCGCCACAGGGCGTCTCCGTTATTCGGCGGACGCCATTCTGCACAGAATTCGCTGGCACTTCGAGATCGACAAAGGCCGCCGCGAGTTCAAGTGCAACGACCATTGGACGGCGAATTTGTCTCGCTGGTTCCTGGATCATCATCCCGAGCACGAGGGTTTTTTCGAGCTTCGCGCCCGTCCCGGCTGGGGGTGGCTTTGAATACCGGCAGGCATTCCGCCTGACGGGAAGAGCGCAGCCATTGTTGGCTGCAAGGAGAAGTGAAGTGAGCAACGACAAGAAGATCACCGCCCCACCGCCCCTGCCGGCAACGCTTGCCGAGTGGGACGCCGTCCGCGACGTCAAGTCGTCGTTGACGCTCAACGACCGCGTCGAGACGCAGCATCGCTATTTGTCATCGACGGACTCGGAATATCCGAAATATCTCTGGGCGGTCTTCGACGAACAGGCAGTCGAGGGGTCGCTGACCGACGACGATCACGAGGCGGCACGCCGTATCCGCGACCTGTCGCTGACCAAGGAGCACGCCGACCCGGTGATCGCTGGCGAGAAGATCGCCTCGATCAAGAAGTCCCTGCGCATCGTCCTGCGTCGTTACCACCAGGGCCGCAAGGAACGCAAGAACATGGTCGGCGGGCAGATCGTCCCCGACGACGACAACAGCAACGACTAGGCGAAACCCGGTCCGGAGGATGGTTCCTCCGGGCCACTTCCCTGGAGAAAAAGTATGACCGCAGTGACCAAAAATTCGATGCTGGGTATCCTCGCCGACCAGATCAAGGACGACCTAAGCCGGCGCGAGAGCGTTCGCGAGCAGTGGGTTGCCGCCACCCTCGATCTCTGCAAGCACCTTGTCGAGGCCAAGGAGCAGTTCAAGGCGACCAAGCAATTTAGCGAGTGGCTGGCCGCCAACAATCTCGGCGACGACGTTCTCGGCCATCAGGATCGCGCGGCGGCGATCGCGATGGGTGAGGATCTCAAGCTCGCCGGGAAAGTTCTCGCTGCCACGGAGCGGCGTTCGCTGCAACTCATCTACACCAAGGAATTTCGAGTTACTAACGCTAGTAAGTCAGCCAAGCCGCCCAAACAGAAAACCCCGCCGCGTGTCCCGCCCGAGACTGAGGCGGTCATCGTCGATGTCGTCTTCAACAAAGGAGGAACTCGCGACGAGGCCGAGGCGGCGGCGGGGGTGTCCTCGACGGTTGTTCGTCGTGTCGTCGCGGCCGAAGAAGCCCGCCGGAAGGTCATCGATACCGATCCGACGCTCGATCCGGCAGCCTTCCTGTCGCTGTCCGGTCAGCAGAAGCTGGCGGCCTTCGAACGCCGGCTGATGCGGCAGAACGACGCCAAGGTCGATGCTCTGGTGCGGGTCCAGGTGCGTAAGTACTTGGACGAGATATTCCTGCCCGTGCACCAAAAGAAACTAGCCCAGGCCGAGCGTGTCATCCAGTCGCGCAAACACTTGATGAGCAAGGCCGACTTCAATCTTGTCCGCGCCTGCCTGCACCCGGACAATTCCGCCGGCAAGGAACGGCGCGACCGCGCTTTCGACATCTTCAACAAGCTGGAGGACCTGCTGATCGGGGAGAAGGAATTGCCGCTGGTCGGCGGTGCGCCGCCCTTGCCTAGCTCGTTGGCCGAGTGGGACAGGATGCGGGCTGAAACCACGGCGGCGAGAGCGGCCAAGCGTGCGAGGCCGCGGTGAGCACGCGGGGGCTGACGTTTCTGATCTTCGGCGCCTGGCTGGCGGCGGTGATGCTCCTGATCGTCGGGATCATGGGCATCGCCACCCGGCCGGCCCATTCCGCCGACATGAACGACTGCAAAGTTTTTGCGACTCGTGGCTCGGCGGCGGCGCTCAAAGCTTTGCTTGGTTTTCCTTTCATCGATGTGGCGGCGGGGAAGTTCCTCTTCAGGAAGGCTTACAGTTTTTGCCTGAACGCCGACGAGACGCCAGAGATGACGTTCACGGCGGAGGAGCAGCCGATCGTCGACGGCAAGATCACGCTGCCGCCGATGAAGCCCGAAGGGGTGGTTCCGGCCACCGATCCGGCCGACCCGGTGCCGGTCGTCGAGCCAACCAGGCCGAAGCCGAAGGGCCAGGCGCTGTGCATCAAGCATGGCAAGCGCACCGTCTACAAAGGCCGCCACTGGAGATGCGTGAAGTGACCCTTGGTGTCAGCGGCGACAAAGCCCACGCCCATGCGCAGCGCGGCGACGACCTCTACGAGACCCCGGCGGTGGCGGTCGAGGCGCTGCTTAAGGTCGAGAAGCTGCCCTGGATAATCTGGGAGCCGGCGTGCGGTCCCGGCGCGATCGTCAGGGTGCTGCGGTCGCACGGGCACGACGTTCTCGCCACCGATCTCGTCGACTATGGAACGCCGGACCAGGACGACCATGGTTGGGATTTCCTGGCACAGACAGGTCGTTCGGAACACGAGGAAGCAATCGTCACCAATCCGCCCTACCGGATGGCCGGAAAGTTCGTCGCGCACGCCATCGAGCTGTGCCCGCTGGTCATCGTCCTCGCCCGCCTCGCCTTCTATGAGTCGACGGGCCGCGAGGCGATCCTCGCCCGTTGCTCGCGCATCCACGTCTTCGCCAACCGGCTGCCGATGATGCATCGGGCTGGCTGGACGGGACCGAAGAGCACCTCCGGCGTCGCCTTCGCCTGGTTTGTCTGGGACGACAGACACCAAGGACCAACCACCATTGACCGCATCACATGGGAGTAGAGAGATGAGTCTGACTAACGACGAGACCGAGCGTGCCCGCGATTTCTGGGCCAAGACCAATAACTCGAAAGCGGCCGCCGATGGTGTTGGCGAGTCCTATGCCAAGTCGATGCAAGCGGTTGTCGACGCTCCCGTGCCCGACGATTCTGTCGATCATCCGCCGCACTACACCCGGCATCCTTCCGGCGTCGAATGCATCCAGATCACCGAGAGCATGAACTTCTGCCTTGGCAACGCGATCAAATATATCTGGCGGGCCGACCTCAAAGGCGGCGTCGAAGACCTCAAGAAGGCAAAATGGTATCTCCAGAGGGAGATCGATCGGCTGGAGGGGCTGATATGAGCATGAGGTGTTTCACTGTCTATCGCCACACCGTGCCGGATGCGACCCACAACGCCGACCAGAAAAACCCGCCTGACGAAGTGCAATTCGAGGGCGTCGTCTTCTCCGACGGCAGGGTCGCCGTCCGTTGGCTGACGGCCAAGCGTTCAACCTCTGTGTGGGACAAACTCGATGATCTTCTCGCTATTCATGGCCACCCCGAATACGGCTCCGTCTGGGAGTGGTTCGCGCTGGTGCCTCGGGACGAAGCAGGTGGTTTTGAAGGGGATCAGGAACAAGATGCCTAACCCGATGGAAGTCCTCAACCGGATCAAGGTCACCGCCAAGGACTTGACGCCCGAAGAGGAGATCGTGGTGAAAGCCGCGATCGAGGAAGCCATGTTGAAGGTTGACGACGCCTTGCGCGTCGTCCTCGCCATGATCGACGAAATCGAAGTTCGCAAAGCAGCAGCACAGGAAGCAAAGGACAAAGCCAATGCCCATTAAGATCGAGATCGCCGGCGAGCACATGGGCGACATCGACCTCGCCTTGAACGCTCTCAATCGCCCCGATCCCCGCACCATGTTGATCGACGACTTGCTGGCGATCGTCAAGGCCCGTTTCGCGATGACGGGCTTCGCTGTGACGATATCGGAATTGCCGATGTCACCCGAGAACAAGCCGACGCCGGCAGAGGCCGAGGCGATCGTCGAGGAGATCGAGGAAGCGCTCGCCGAGCCGACGCCCAAGCGCAAGCGGGGTCGGCCAGCGAAAGTCGAGCCGGAGGAAGAGTCTTCCAACGTCGTCGAGATGACGCAGCCGTCGAAGCCCGACGAGGACCAGAGCTATGTCCTTGACGAACTCAGCAAGCGTTTCGCCGACCCCAAGCAGAAGAACAAGACGAAGGCGTTCATCGACAGGGTCGCCGGTCGTCATGGCGGCGTCCGCCTGAGCCGTCTCGAAGCGAAGCTGTTCCCGGCAATCAAGCAGGAGATGGAGGCTTACTTCGCCGGCGGCGGCAACGGCCATGCCGCGTAGCCACCTCGACCATTGCCACTACTGCGGGCGGGACGTCGAAGCGCCGCAGCGCCTCGACGCCCGCGGCATCTTCCTGACTTATGCCTGCGACGCCTGCTGGCGAAACGAGCGGCGGAGCTATCGCCCGGAGGTCCTCACCGATCCGCAATACGCCGCCGATGATCTGGGGGAAGATTATGACTGACGATCGCCATTGGTCGCAGGACAAGCTCGGCCTGGCCGAGGAGATGTGGAAGCAGGGGTATAAAGCTGCGTTCATCGGCTTGTACTGCGACACCACCCGCAACGCCGTCATCGGCATGGCCCACCGCCGGCGTTGGGTGCGCGACGTCGAGCCGGTGCAGAAACGGGTCCTGCCAAAGAAGGTCTACAAGCCGCTGGTGGCGAAGCCGAGGGGCGAGCGGGCCGTGCCGCCGCGTCGGGTGGGCAAAATCTCCGTCATGGAATTGGAAGTGTGGCATTGCCGGTGGCCGGTGTCCGGCACCGGGGCTGGGACGTTGTTTTGTGGGCTGAAACCCGAGGACAGCCACGTTTACTGTGAAGAGCACACCAAGCTCGGCACCGGGCAGAAATATGCTCCGCGCATCAGCGAGAAGGTCGTCGAGGGGCGGCTGCCGTGAGCTACGCCGCCGACTATGGCGCGCGCTGGCGGGCCACGCACCGGGAAGAAGCCCGTGAATATGCCCGACGGTACGCCGAGGAGAACCGGGGCGTGGTGAACGACAAGGCCCGCCGCTATCGGCAGAGGAACCGCGTGGCCATCAAGGTCGCCCGCGATCTCAGCGTACCGATCGCCGAAGCCCGCCGGCTGCTGGGTGGCACAGGCGTTGCACATGAGGCGGTATGATCCGCTATTCAGCGTATCTACGGCCCCGCGAAAATTATTTTGGAGACTTGAGATGGCTGCCCACGCCGACGCCTCGCCCTCTTCTTCGTCGATCTGGATCAACTGCCCGGCGTCGGTGACCAAGGCGCGGGGCCGCAGGCGTCTCCCCACCATCTACACGGCTGAAGGCTCCGCCGCCCACGAGGTCGCCGATCTTCTCATTCATGGGCTGATCCCGCCCGACGAGATCGTGGTGGACGGCATGACTTTCGAGGTCGACGACGACATGGTCGACGCCGTCGAGCGTTACGTCGAGTACGTCGAGAAGCTCAAGGCCAACTCCGACGTCTTCAGGACCGAGACGCAAGTCGCCGTGACGCTGCCGGGCAGCGAGAAGCTCTACGGCACCGCCGATGTCATCGCCTATAATCGCGGGACCGAGAACCTCGAAGTCGTCGATCTCAAGTACGGCAAGGGTGTCGCGGTCTCGGTGGTGGGCAACCCGCAGCTTCGCATCTACGCCTTGGGGGCGTTGGATAGCTTGGGGGCTGCCTATCCGGTCGAGACGGTGCAGATGACCGTCATCCAGCCGCGCACGGAGAGCACGCCCGGCAGCAACACCGAGACGCTCGCCGTCCACGAGCTTCGCGACTGGAAGAACAAGATATTGCTGCCGGCGGTCTCTCTGATCGACGATGACGACCAGACCGAGGTCACCGGCAGCCATTGCCGCTGGTGTGTCCGTGCCGGCGAGTGCCGGAGCTTGGCGGCAACACGCTTGTCGGATGCTCGCGCCGTGTTCGCGCCGGTGGCGGACCCACCGTTGCCGACGGCGCTCACCGACGACGAACTGGCGGTCATCCTCGACCACGCCGGGCAGATCGAGGCCTGGCTCGAGAGGGTCCGCGCCGAGGCCAGCCAGCGCATCGACCATGGACGAGCCGTCCCCGGCTGGAAGCTGGTGGCGAAGCGGGCGATGGAGAAGTGGATCGATGCCGACGAGGCGTTGGTCGAGGTGAACAACTTGTTCCCGCATGTCGACGGCTTGCTCAAGCTCCGCACGCCGGCGCAAGTCAAGAAAACCCTGAAGGCAGCGAAGGAAGACCCCGACGTCATCGTGGCTTACACGACGAAAAAGAGTTCCGGCACGACGCTGGCTCGCGACGACGACAGCCGGGAAGCGGTCGGCACCGATGCGAAATCAGTATTCCAGCAGCTCACCGATAGTCTTGCCATCACGGAGAAACGTCCATAAGGTCATCCCGGTAAGAACTCTAAACCTAGCTAAACCCAGCAAAAGGAACTTAAGTCATGGCTGCACAAGCCCTCGTTACCCCCTACGCCATCCTCAGTTTTCCCCAGCTCTTCACCCCGAAGCCGCGTGCCGAGCAAGGCCCGCCGGTGTTCTCGTGCGCGCTTTTGTTCAGCGAAGAGGTGCAGAAGGGGAAGGAGTACCGGCTGATGGAGAAGGCGGTGAAGAGTCTCGCCGCGTCGAAATTCCCCGGCGTGCCGATGGAGAAGATCCTGCTGCCGTTCCGCGACGCCGGTGAGAAGCAATACGCTGGCTACGAGGAGGGGATGACGTTTATCAATCCATGGTCGACGTTCAAGCCACAGGTGGTCGACGGCCGCTTGCAGGAGGTTCTCGATCCCGCCGAGGTCTGGGCGGGGCAGACGGTGTGCGCCTACGTCACGCCGTTCACCTGGACGAACTCCGGCAAGCACGGCATCAGCTTCGGGCTGAACCATGTCCAGATCGTCAAGAAAGATTCCCCAAGGATCGACGGGCGGGTGCCGGCCAAGAACGTCTTCAAGGCGATCGACGCCGACGAAGACGACGTCGACGACTTGCTCTGATGTTGACGATCTTCGCCATCTTCCTTGGCGCCTATGTCGGGTGGCTCGCCGTCGTGTTCTACGACGGGATGACGCAGCCTTAGTAGGCCTTCTTGCCGCCGAAGGGCGGGGCCTGCTTTCCTTTGAAGTTGGCCAGGTTACCCCTGCCGCTGCCGCCGATCTTGGGGATCGTCGGCGGCGGTGTCCTCGCGGGAGCCGGGGCCTTGGGCCCTGTCTGTGGCGAGGCGAGATCCGGGATGCCGGTGACGGCTTGTCGCATCATGTTGGCGATCGGGCTGGATTTCTTTGCCACGGTTTCCTTCCTTTCTGACGATACAGGCGTTCTCCATCCTGTTAGCATGGCTTTGTTCTCGGGCAACACAAGATGGAGGATGAAGCATGCTTATAAGAGAAACTCTGAAGTTCGCTGCCGCCTTGGCGGCAGTCGTGGCGGTCACGGCATGGGCCCCGCCGGCCAATGCGGTTCTCATGGTGACGATGCAGGACGAGTTGGGGGCGACGTTTCACTGCGTCGACAACGGCGGGGCTTGTGACTTTTCCGGCGCGGCCGACAGCCTCCTGACCCTCAACAATGCGGTCGGGAGCTTTCAGGTTACCGGCACCATCTCGACCTCGCAGACCGGCCTGCTTAACCTACTCTCCTTGGTTAACTTCGGCGCGATCAATAACGACACGGCGGCGCATACGCTCAATATGTATGTCAGCGACACCGACTTCTTGGGGCCGGTGAGCGGCATCGCCAGCAGCGCCGGAATTCTGTTCTCGAACGCCGTGGGGTCCGGGCCGTCCAGCCTGGAGTTCTACGCCGACACCGGCAACACCCAGGGGGCCAATCTGATCAACTTCCCTGGCGTGCTTCTGGCTTCGGCGGTGCAGACACCGACGACCAACCCGCAGCAATTTCTCGGCAACGACTTTGCCGCGTTCAGCGATCCCAACCTGTTTTCGATGACCCAGGTTGCCCACATCAATTTGCGTGGTGGCGGCTCGTTCACCGATTTCGGCATGAACATGCAGAACGTCAACGCCGTGCCGGTGCCGGCGGCCCTGCCGTTGCTCGGCAGCGTCGTGGCCGGCTTCGGGGCGTTCGGCGCGTGGCGTCGGCGCAAGCTCTCGGGCGGCTCAACCGCACACTGACCGCCCGACGTGGCGCAGGGGGGTTTTAACCCATTCCCTCCTGCGCTACCTGAAGAGCAATCGGCCTGATGGCCCGAGGGGCGTGGTTCGCCCCCTGTCTCTCGCGTCCGCGGGTCCGGTAGGCGAGGGGGGTTGCCCAAGTTTCATCCCCCCTCGCTTTTCTCTCAGATCCAGCTCTGCATGGCGATGTCGCGTTCCTGTTTCGCCTTGCCGCCGGGATAGCCGATGGTCGGTAGTGTGAACAGCCCGGCAAGCCGGCTGAGATCCGGGTCCGCGTTGGGGGCGACGCCCTCTGTGACCGGCGTCACTGCCAGGTTCATCGGGCCAAGGCCGCCACCGCCGGACATTCCGCCACTCGAGCCGCCGCCCCCGCCGGACGACAGGTCGCCGAGGGCGCTGCCGTCGAAGACCCCGGCGAGACTCTCTCCCGTGTGGTCGGAGCCGGGGCCGACGTTCGGCTGGGTCGCGCCGGGGACGGGGGTTTCGGGCGAGGCGTAGGATAGTTGCGGCTGGCCGGCGCCGGTGACCACGGCGGCGGCAGCCGGGAGCGGTGCGCCCTTGCTGCCGGCAGCGCCGGTTTCCCCGGTCTCGCCGTTGGCTGCCATGTTCTCGCCCAACGTCTTGTTGACGTCGAACTTGTGGCCTTTGGCCGACATGCGCCGAAGCGTGATCGGGTCCCAACGTTTCAGGGGGATGTTCTTGGCGACCGCGAGCTGAAGATGATAGGGCGCGTCGAGCGCCGTCGGATACTGGGCGAGGTTGACGCCGGCTTTCGAGGCCCAGTCCTTCCACGTCCCGTCGGTGATCTGGAAGAAGCCGCGGGCACGGCCGGAAGAGGTGCTCTGGCGCTCGTTGGTGACGTTTTTGTTGCCGCTCTCGAAGCCGAGAAAGTCGCTGAACCAGCCCATTTCCGCATCCTCAATAAAGCCGGTCGTCTACGCCGCGAATTATGTCGGCGGACTGTTCCAGCCGATACAACGGTTGTTGTTCCTGCGTCACCCAACGACCGTTATCGCCACCGGGTCCTGGACCGTTTTGCCATGGCATCCAGTATGTCGGCGGCTTTGTCCGAAGAGGAAGCCCGTGCGGGTCAAGAGGAACCGCTGCCTGAGCCAATAGTTCAGCCAAAGTCATAGCCACACCTTGCGTGCGAGCGGTTTCGCCTGCCCCGGCAGCGCCCCCGGCAGGGCGTCGGCGCCGGGCGGCGCGTCGCCGGGCAGGCCGATGGTCGGCAGGGAGAAGAGCCCTGCCAACGGGCCGACGGCGCCCATGTCGGCCGCTGCCGGCTGCTGGCTCATCTCTTGCGGCGTTGCCGGCATGACCTGAAGGTCGGTATTCGGCGGAGGCGAGTCGCCGCCGATCAGGCCGGTGCCGCGAGGGCCGCCGCCGGAGCTTATGCTGGGCGGGCCACCGGTACCGCTGTCGCCGCCGATCGTGGCGCTCGAGAGGATGTCGGCGACGGTGCCCGCCGGGGTCGGCGCGGGCGTCGCCCCGTTCGTGGCCGGCATCGCTCCCGTCAGGTTTACGGTCGCACCGCCGCTCGCGCCACCCTTGCCACCGCGCGCCCCGGCTGGCTCGATGTGCCAGTTCTCGTAGCTCATCGGGAAGACCAGACCGACCTGCGGGGCATACTTGTGCGCCGCCTCCATCGCCGCCTGCGAGCCGTAGGAGAGGTCGACGGCGTTGCCCTTGCCATGCTGGCTCCGGCCGGGCGGCGCCACCCATTTCCGGGCAGCTTGAGGCGAGCCGTATTTCCTGACGGCGCGAGCGAACAGGTCGGCTTGGTGCTGCGGGCTTCTATAGCCTGAACGAATTCCGATCTGCGAACCGAGATTATTGGGCAGGATCTGCCGGAGCTGCTCGAGCTGTGACAGGAAGCCGGGATTGATGCCGGCAGTGCCGGTGAGCAAGCTGAAGGCCATTACGGACCCCTACCGGGCGGCAGCCGGCCACGCACGACGTCGGACAAGGCGTTGCTCAACGTGTTCGCCAGGCTCGGGGTGTTCTTCCAGGCTTCCTTCAGCGACGACGAGTTGATCACCCGCTTCGAGAAGGCCGGGTCGGTGAGTCGACCGGCGACGAAGCGCGGTATGACCGATCCAGCGGCGATGAGGCCGGCGGCCTTTAGCGCGGCGGCGAGACCGGCGGCAACGGCGGTGCCGGCAACGGCGCCGCCGCCCCCCAAGGCCCCGGCTGCCTGCGTCAAGACGGGGAGCTGATAGTAGTTGGCCGCCGCGTTGAGCGAGTTGGCGCCCTTGCCGGGGGCGGCACGCTGCGGCCGCCCGACATAGAGTTGGTCGAGCGTTGCCGCGGCATCCATCTTGCGCAGGAGAGCGGGATCGGCGAGGGCTTCGCGGACAGCCGGGTGGCCTCGCTTCGCCCAGAAAGCGGCGGCGGCGACGGGATCGAAGGTGCGGGCATTGCCGACGGTCTCGCCAGTCTTCGGGTCGATCTCGAGCGGCGCCCCGGCCGAGGTCTGGCCGCGCGTTTCCAGTTCATATTGTTTGGCCATCGCCTGGCGCAGTTCGACCGGCGTCAGGTCCTTGAAGGCGCGCAGGAGAGTCAGGTTCTTCGAGCCGGCAGTGCCGAACAGTTTGGTGAATGCCGAGCCTTGCGACGGCGGCAGGGCCTTGCTGCCCGGCTTGCCGCCGACAGACTCGACCAGGTTCCGGCGGACGATGAAATCGCGTGCGGCTTTCTCGATGCGCTCGAAATCGGCGCGCGGCACGCCATGTGCCTCGGCTTCCTGCTGCATGTTCTCGGTGCGCGCGACACGCAGGTCCTTTTGCAGCCGCTTGTCGAGGGCGACGCCGGTGTCGGTGCGGCTGCCGGCGTCACGCTGCTTGCGCATGTTGTCGAAGCTGACGCCGGTGTTGGCTTCGATGTCGGCGTTGATCGCGTCGATGTCGGTCGGTGGCGTCGTCGGGTCGTTCTCCAAAGCCGCTTTTCGGGCGAGGAGCTGCTGGTGCAGGCCCTTGTCGATCGGGAAACGCTTGTCCGCCGCGAGCATCTCCTCGGAATTGGCCAGCGTCCGTCCCTGCGTCGCCATGCTGACCGACGGGCTGCCGCGCAGCTTGGCGTGCTCGGCCTCGACGCGCGCCGGATCGATGATGGTCTCGCGGCCCTCGGGGAGACGCGGGTACAGGCCGGTGAGCGGGTCTTCATAAGTCTGCTCGACTATGCCGGTCGCCCGGCGGCTGCCAAGCTCGGACATGTCGATGAGGTCCTGGCCAATACCCTCCGGGGTGATCGAGCCGCGCGGGATCGGACTGCCATAAGCTTCCTCGGCGAGACCGGCATGGACCTTGTCGAGGGCAGCCCCTTGCCGCACGCGCGCCGCCCGTACCGGCTTGCCGGCGAAGGGGATGTAGGTGGCGATGTCGGCGAGGACCTGGGAAAGCTTGTTGCCGATCAGGTCGAGGCTCATGTCCTTGCTGATGCCAAGCTCCTCGGCGGCTTGCAGCCAGTTCTTCGAGCCGCCGGCGCCGGGGCGGAAGCCGCCGCCGGGGACGGTCTTCTCAGGGACGGTCAGGATCTTGTTGGCGGCACGGGTCGCGGCGGCGCCAGCCAGCGGGGGGACGATGCCGCCGCCGCCGATCGCGCCGATGATGTCGCCGTAGGTCCGGCCAGGCTCACCGAAGAGCTTCTCGCCGATGCCGCCGACGAGTTCCTGGCCTCCTTTGGCTCCGGCGGTCATCACCGCGGCGCGGGTACCGGTGCCGATGATGCTGGCGGCAGGATTGGCGAGGCCGAGGGTGACGGCGGTCGGCCCGAACATCTCGCCGAAGTGCTCGACCTCCGGATACTTCGGGTTCACGCCGCCGACGTACTTGTCGTAGAGGGCGGTGACCGGCGCTGGCGGGGCCGAAGAGTCGAAGAGGTTGCGCGGGTTATCGAGCGGATCGCCCTCGATCCGGTTGACGATATTCCCTATGCCGGTGCCGACGACCGGCGGTAGATCCGCGATAGCCGCGATGCCGCGGCCGGAACCGCGAGCGAGGGCGATGCCCTGGTCCTGCAATTGCTGGCCGATGCCGCCGGCCTCGAGCCGTACCCGCTGGGCCTCCTTCTGCGCCCGCGCCGCCTTCAGGTCGGCGAGGATCTGCTCCTGCTCGGGGGTCAACGGCTTCGCGGGCACCGGCACGGCGGTCGAGGTGGCGGTCGCCGGGGTCTCGGTCTCGGCGGGAACAGCAAGCTGCATCCGCTTGCTGGCGGCGATCAGGTCGAGCTGTTCCTGGGTGAGCGGCTCGGCCATTGGTTATGGCCCCTTCCGGCCGGCGGCGTTGAATTTGGCGCGGCCTTCCCGACCGAGGTCGATCCAGTCCTGCTGGTCGACACCGGCGGGCGCCTTGCCGGCATCGGCAGCCTCCCTGGCAGCGTTCAGGGCCTCCATCTCGGGGGTTGCAGGGATCGAGCCGAAGTCTGCTGCCAGTTTGACCCCGAACTGCTGGGCCTCGTCCTCGGCCATCTGT